TCAGGGAAGCGGGCTGGTGAGCGGATTTTTGCCAAGATAATCCGCACACTCCACCGTAGGGCGATCAACGCGCTGCAGCTCCATGCCGTCATACTCCAGCACGCCATCGTCCAGGTCGAGCGAATAGACGTCGCGCTTGCTCGTTACGTTATAGTAATCGTCCGAGCGCAGCATGATTTTGCCCGGCACCGCGATCACGCGCTGCCACTGGCGGCAATCGAGCGTATCGCCCTCTTTCGTTACCACCAGCGTCGCGATCGCCTCCGGGCTTACCATCGCGCTTTGCGGCCCCATTGACTGCCAGTACCCCACCAGGCTTGCAGGGGCAGGATGTTTCACCACATCCTCATATCTGTCTACCTGCACACACCCGCTTAATGTCATCAGCGCGGCCAATATTGCTATTTTTTTCATCATCTTTCCCGCATGCGAAGAAAAAAATATTGTGGCATTAAAGCGGCCATGCTGCCAGCGAAATGGTCGGGGGGTTATACCTGCATGCTCATGACATGAGCATACATTTTTCATAAACGACAAAGATCGTCCAAGAGCGCGCCAAATAACAGATGGTAACAGTCGTCTAAAACATCAATCGTCTAAGTTCACCTTAGATCGAGTGCTGTTTTATGTCCCACCCATGCCCCATCACATCACTGGGCAGTCGTCATCATCCTTGATGCGGTTGATGAAGTAAGTGACCCGCCCCAGCACCTCCACATCAGCAAGTGCCTCACCTTCTATCGCTTCTCCGTCATCAGTGATTAATGCGCCACCCATCAGCTTAGCGAACTGCGTTCTGCAGTCTGAGAGTATGAGCAGCACATCGGATGCGCATTTACTTGCTGCAGGCTCTATGACAGCGTAACCAGTATCTGTCTCGAGTATTCTTGTCTGAGCGCCGACACCGCATACATCAGTCGGCATTAATGAGCGCTCTACGTAGTCAGTAGCAGGAGACGGAAAGCCCATCAGTGCACCCTCCCCATATTTCGTAGCATCCAGAGACGGTTATCGCTGTGCTCAGGAGTTTTGTCTACGAAGTCGGGCTGGTATCGCTCTATCCATTCGTTCGCATCGGTTAGCGTGAAATGCCATTTGCGTTCACGCAAAGCGTCCACAAAATCCTGTGTAGTCAGCCACCTGTAACCTTTTGGGTTGATCTGCACTGCGCTGATGAATGCCTCTGTCTTGTCCTTTTCTCTCGCCATGATAACCTCCGATAGATACTGTATATTAATACAGTATTACTGATCGGCGGTGTCGATCAACTGAGAATAGGATGATAGACTTCTGCATTCACGGAAATGATTGATTTGAAAAATGTTAAAACTATTCTTGAAGTACACATCTATCGGCGTAATCAATACCCTGATTCACTGGGTAGTTTTCGCGATTTGCATCTACGGGCTGCATACAAATCAGGCCCTGGCTAACTTCTATGGTTTCGTGATTGCTGTGTCGTTCAGCTTTTATGCAAACGCCAGGTTCACTTTTAATTCTCAGACTACTACCATGCGCTACATGCTCTATGTTGGTTTTATGGGCTGTCTGAGCGCTGTCGTTGGCTGGTCAGCTGACAGATGTGGCCTGCCGCCAATAATAACTCTGGTAGGCTTCTCTGCCATCAGCCTTGTATGTGGGTTTATTTATTCTAAATTCATTGTCTTTAGGGATGCGAAATGAAGATTTCTCTGGTCGTTCCTGTTTTTAATGAAGAGGATGCTATTCCTATCTTCTATAAAACAGTTCGGGAATTTGAAGAGTTAAAGAAGCATGAAGTTGAAATTGTATTTATCAACGATGGAAGCAAGGACGCTACAGAATCTATTATTAATACGCTAGCTGTTTCAGATCCGCTTGTGATACCCCTGTCATTCACTCGCAACTTTGGTAAAGAGCCTGCACTATTTGCCGGGCTTGATAGCGCTACCGGTGATGCGATTATCCCGATTGATGTGGACCTACAAGACCCTATCGAAGTTATCCCGCATCTCATAGAGAAATGGCAGGAAGGCGCTGATATGGTTCTGGCTAAGCGCTCTGACCGCTCGACGGATGGCAGGCTGAAGCGTAAAACCGCTGAATGGTTCTATAAACTCCACAACAAAATCAGTAGCCCGCAGATCGAGGAAAACGTTGGTGACTTCAGACTGATGTCCCGAGAAGTAGTTGAAAATATCAAACTCATGCCAGAGCGTAACCTGTTTATGAAAGGTGTACTGTCATGGGTTGGTGGGCGAACTGATGTTGTCGAATATGCTCGTGCGGAACGTGTCGCAGGGAATACTAAATTCAACGGATGGAAGTTATGGAACCTTGCACTTGAAGGGATAACGAGCTTCTCCACCTTCCCTCTTCGTATGTGGACTTACATCGGTCTGTTCGTTGCTGGAATGGCTTTCATGTATGGTGCATGGATGATTATAGACACGCTTGCTTTCGGAAACCCTGTTCGTGGCTATCCTTCACTGCTTGTTTCTGTCCTTTTTCTTGGAGGGGTTCAACTGATAGGAATTGGTGTTCTTGGAGAATATGTTGGAAGGATTTACTTTGAAGTTAAAAAAAGACCTCGCTACATCTTAAAAGCAAACAGGAAGTAAACGGATATTTATATGAATAATATGAAATACAACTCGCTATGGATGATGACTGCTATATTCATAGCTTCTTTTTGTGCAATTGTTTTACGCAGACCAGACATCATATTCAATGCGCAACCATGGGCAGAGGATGGCGTAGTGTGGATGCAATTCATACATAACGAAGGATTCTTTTCTACGATATTCGCACCACAGAACGGATATTATCAAACTATATCCAAGCTAGTTTTTGGATTTGCTCTTCAGTTTGGCTTAGAAAATGCTCCATTAATTGCCAATGTTTGTGCGATTTCTTTGCGTTGTTTCATGATTATGTTTCTTCTCTCATCGAGATTTAAAAGCATCAATATATGGTATAGGTTCGCGATGGTAGTGTATTTCATTGCGATGCCAAATATAGATGAAGGATACGTAAATATAACTAACGCCCACTGGTATCTTTCTGTATACCTTATGATGGTTCTAGTAGCTGAAAAACCAGAGACTAAATTAGGCGATGCCCACGACTTTTTAGTTCTTTTTATTGCTGCACTTAGCGGCCCTTTCATCGTATTTGTTGCTCCATGCCTGTTTATTAAAAGATGTTATGAAAGGGGCGGCATCTGGAATGCAATAAAAGGGGTCAATTCTTTTGACATTATAGCTGCCGCCCTGACACTTATTCAGGTTGTAGCCATTCTAACAACATCCAGCGAAAACAGAACAGCTGCACCTCTTGGTGCTAGCTTCTCTTTATTGTCGGAAATAATTAATTACAGAGTAGTGGTTGGTACTTTTTTTGATAATGTTAAAACGCAAATCATAGATGCCAATTCAGCATTAAACATTATCAGCTTTATTGTTTTGACTATTATCCTCGTTATAATGTTCGTCAAGGGTAGCAAAAACATGAGAGTCTGCATGCTATTCCCTGTGATAATGATTTCATTTTCTCTTGCGCGCCCCATGATGGCGAATGAAGCTGAGCAATGGCCTGTATTTCTTTACCCGGGCGCCGGTCAGCGTTATTTTATCGTAACTAATATATTCTTCTTTGCTTTTGCTTTGTATGTAATACATAGATTAACTGGCGGCAAGTCATTATCAGCATTGTTGCTATCTGCCCTGCTTGTCCCTTTGTACGCATCATATTTCAATATTTACCCCCTCAAAGACATGGCATACAAAGATCAAGTTATGAAATATCATGAGCTTAATAAAGGAGAAAGCATCATGATACATATAAACCCAGGATGGTCATTTAGTCTTATTAAGAAATAGAACAATAAGCGCCCTTTAGGGCGCTTATTGTTGTAATTTTCAACAATTTTTTTCATAATAGTCTAGCTGCCGCGAACTTGTAATGCGCAACATTGCAAAGCCCACATAAGTAGATATTGTATGAAGGGTTCTATATAGTTCCTAGAGCCCCTTCAGAGTTACCAAAGTAATCTCCTCCTTCAATCTCAACATTCCAGTAAGTTACCGGGGATGATGTGGGCCATGAGAGAGCGAAGTTGAGATATAAGCCGCCCACCATCCCAGTGCTTGCTGGGATACTTGCCATTCCAGCATTGAAGTCTTTGATTGAATCAACAGGCATGTTGGCTGCGAACGAACCAGCGGATACTGTTGTGGGTGTCGCGGTACTTAGTACTGCTGTAACTGTAGGTATGTTGCCTGATATGTTGCAGAAACTTGGTATTACCCGGAAGTTAACTCCTGAGCCGTTGCGAATCACAAGCCCTTCATAAGCATGACCATCAGCACTAACAATTCTAATTTTTGCAAATCCACCATTAAAATACACGCTAAAATCTGATTGCGTCACACCACTTCCTGTAGGCAGCAAAGCTTGAGGGCAACGAAGGTGAAACGAATTCAAAGCAACTGCAGTAGGAATAGAAGTGATACCTGACGGGCTAGGTATCTTCTTAGAGTGCGTGACACGAATTTTCTTTTCATCTTGCAGCCATAGGTTATGCGCAGCAAATCCAACTGGTACAGGATTAACAACTATTGCATTAACATAGCAATCGCTAGTTGTAGTGCCATCCTGTTTGTTAGCAATAGTGATTGTATGCCATCCACGGCCAATAATCCTTCCGAGGTACTGTGTGGCTCCATCAGTATAAGAACCATTAGCACCAATTGGACCTGGAACAAAACCTGTACCTATTTCTGTGGCAGTGCTATAGAAAGGGGCCTGTGTATCGCCTCGTAAGTAATAAGGGACTGCAGGCTTGTCTGGAGTTCCTGTAAACCAGTTGGTATCCCGCATTAAAACATAGCAATCCCCCTGAACCTTTCCAGTAATGTTTGCTGCCGCCGCATCAAGAAAGAATGAGAATGTGCATAATGCCGCCTGATTTGCAGGTAAAACTCCTGTAGTTTTCGCGCGTGTCCATGAGTCAGCAGGTGAAACATTAATATTACCTTTTGCATCGCAGTAAGCATAGTTATCCATACTTACACCAGGATACATATATGTCTCATTCGATATCTTATCGTATGTAGTAAGAAGTCCCCCCCCCCATAAACATTGAAACAAGCTGATGTGCGTGAGTCGCATAACCCATACTATTAAAATGCAGGGTATCTGAAGAAATGGCACCTCTGTGGCGTGCATATACGTTTTCTTGAGGGTCATATACTTGGCATCCATATAGTGTTGCCAGATTGCGCATGCGCTTTGACCAAAGAAACCATGCTGCGCCAGGACGAGGTCCGCCTGAAGGAAGGGTAAACAGCACGCACATTCCCCAGTTTATGAGCCTTCTGATCAGCTTTTCCATGCTATCCATATAAACATCTAGCGTAGAACCACCATCGGCGTCATTGACGCCAAGCATTATTATTGCCACATCACAATTAGGATTAGTCTGCCAGTCAGGATTATTCAAGCTTTGAATTGCTGTATACCCAGAAATAGCCCTCACAGTCTTTGTTACATTGCAACCTGATTGTTCATTAATAAAATCAACAAACCTCTGTGGGAATGTTGTTGTTGCATGTTTAGCATTATCTGTGCCATCAATCGGATTAGCATCTGTGGAAACCATATCGTAACCAGCAGTAAGCGAGTCCCCCTGAAATAAAACTTTAAATGTTCCTCTTGAATGAACAAGATAATCAATGCGGCTAAATCCAGCTATGTTTTTTGCTTTATATTCCCCAGAGTCTACTGCGACCAGCCATTCCTGAACAGTTCTTCCATCCTCAGCCCTGACAAGTGATGCACCAGAATTTGAGTTCAATTGTTTTCTAAGTACATCGCTGACATCAACTGGCTGCCATTTCCCCTCACCAACTCCGCCTGCAGATTTAGGACTGGACCCTGCTGGCACAGTTTTTGGCAAAGTTTCGAGGTCATCCCACCTGTACCAGATATTTGTGCTTTCGTCCTGCAAAAGGTCGCCAGCTGCTGTCACAGTACCACCGCCCTGGAATGTACCTTTCAGATTCCAGCCAAGATTGTAAATCTGCTGTAGTACAAGCTGCTTAAGGCCTTCAATGGTGTAATGCTCATTACCGAAGCGGTCAACATAAGTGTTTACCAGTGAGGTAACGAACTCGTCAATTTTCCCGGCGTTAAACTTCAGGTCTTGCGGCTTTTCGCTGGGTACTGGCAGATTAGTTGGTGTAGTGCTCATAATTTTTCCATAAAAAAACCCGGCACGGTGGCCGGGTTCGGTTGGTCGGGGACGGTTCTTATTGGTAGATGGCGTCGCTGTATTCCGCGACGGTCAGAGATACCGTGTTATCTGTGTTCGGTTTGATGCTGTTGACTGTCCATAGCTGACTGTCCAGTTCCTCAACGGTCGCGATGAGGTAGCGCGACGGGAGCTGCACAGTGTCTCCGTTCCAGATATTGAGCTGAATGTTGGGTATTGCTGCGGTGAAGCCGTACTTTGTATCGCTGCGGGCCGTAGCCGGATAGCGCAGCGTCGGGTTACCCATGCTGTCGGTGACAAGCACATACATATCCCCAGTAAATGTGATCGGCTCGCTGGTATCAAAGTTGTTACCGGAGCGGCCGGTGACGTAACCACCCTGCTGGTTGCTGTCGTAGATGTCTGGCATCTGAATGACGCTACCGACCTGGATAATGCCGTCCTCAAACACTTTGGCGTTCATCTTCACGCGCGAGTAGATCAGGCGCTTGGTTTCGCGTAATGCGCGCTCCCGGGCCTGATACTCGTTACGGAAGCCGACTATCTCCAACTTGTTCGGGTTTTCCGCTTCCTGCTCGACGATGGCGCCGTTCAGCACGCGGTAGTTGATGTACGTCTTATTGTTCGTGGTCGGGTGGACGTAGGACACCTGTACGCCGTCGTAGCCGCCAGGAAGCGTGGCCTCGTACGTCATTTTGTAATCGTCCGTCTTCATGTTGGCCCGGTTGAATACGGCCGCTGGGTAATCAACTTTCTGATCTCGGGTGAATGTCAGCACGCCGTCGTCCCAGTACGCCACAACAGACGCCGCATTGCAGATCGCCTGCACACGGTCGCCCAGCGAGTCGTTCTCGTCATCAAACGTGTAGTCGAAGTAACCCAGGCGCTCATCAGGAAGGCTTTCAGCGATCGAATACAGCCCGTACAGGTCAATGCTGCTGACCGGCTGCTCGCCCATAATCAGCCAGGTGTGCGCAACCGCATCAGCGAACGAGCGCGACGGCCTCAGGGTGTAATCCACCGTCTGCGTGTCCAGGTCGTACGTAATGGTGTGGCGCGTCACCAGTGCGTTATATTTGCGCTCGCGGCTGCCAAGAGCGTTCTCTGTCGCGCGGACTTTTACTCGCACAAGCGTGTCGGTCGGGTGAACGACGTTTGTCCTGATGTTGATGCTGTGGATCTCTTCGACCTTGAGCAGTGACGCGTCACCGGAGTTATCCGTGCGCTGGAAGCTGACCGCGTATTTCCCGAACCCGCCGGTCGGAGTGATCTTGTCAGTGCGATAAAACACCTCACTCGTCGACTGGTGCGGCGTCGTCTGCCGGTACGTAAACGTCTGCTGCGTTCCCGGCACCTGGTTGTAGTCGTCGTCGATTTTCCAGATGACAACCTTCCAGTTGGTCTCTTTCTTCCCGCCGAGGCTGGACTGGGTATGCAGCCACAGCTGCGTTGACTCGACCGGGGAAAAGAACGGCCCAACCACCAGCGCCTCGTTATCGTTCAGGATGAATTTCGTGGTGTTGATCGTGGCATTCGCCGGGATGTCCTGCGGACCCTCCAGCTGGTTCATTGTGAACGTGTACCAGCGCACCGGGTTAACAACCGCGCCATCGTTTGTTTCAACGGCGGAGATCAGCGTTCCGGAGAATGTCGCATCGGTAGTCACGTTGCCGGAGGCCGTGCTATACGTCACGTTGATGGTGAAGGTTACAGCGTGCGGCAGCACCAGCCCCATGAAATAGTCGAACTCAGCCTGCTTAACGATTTTCATCGCTATCTGGCCGCCGGAATACGTTCCGCTGACCACCGTGTTTGCCGTTGCTGTTTCGATCGGGAAGTCGCTGGCTTCGTTCTGTCCCGGAACTTCCTGCCCGTCTACATCATCGAAACTGTAACCCTCTACTATCTGGGAGATTACCTCACCTGGCTTGTAGAACTGGTATTCAGCGCCAGCCATACTGCCTAAACTCGACTCTGAATAGCGCACAGACTCGTAGTCATACTCTCCGATGCCAATACACATCCACTCTGTAACGTACTTCAGGCCGCCATCTTTAGGTGTCTCTGAGATGTACTCGAAAACAGATTCCTGTATCAGATCCGGGAACGACCTGACCTGTCCGTAAATATCAGGCTTCGCTTTATAGACGCGGGCGGTATTTGTCTGCCCTGTCAGGCTATTGTTGGGCGAATCGACAGAGTTACCACCGGTGTTGGCGATGGCTGGCTTAGGTGCAAGGAACGAAAATACCTGTCCAACCACTTTAAAAATAGGGCTCAGGATGTCATCTACTACGCCCTTCGGCTGGTCGAATATCTGGATATGGTCCAGTTCGCTCAGTTCAAACGCCAGCTCATCGTCATCGCCCAGCTTCACGCCGTTACGGACGATCAGCAGATCACGGTGAAAGGTAGCGTCATTGGCCGCCAGCCAGTCATAAAAAAGGGTGTCGTTTGGCACCCTGCAACGCAGCTTAGGCGTTCCTGGAAAATTCGATATCTCAACCAGCGCCATACGAAAAGTACTCCACTTTGGTGAATGCCCGCTGAATGACCAGCAACGAGTCCATGCGTACACTTCCGTTCTCTCCACGCGAGTGCAGCGCCTTCCGGTTCAGTACCAGGCCAACGTGCGCTGGTTGCGTGCCGCGGTACCCGACGAATATCCCTCCCTCGACAGGTTTATCGACCTGGCGCCAGAAAACGACGTCACCCTTATAGCAGGTGAAGAAGTCCTTACCGGCTTCGTAGTCCGGCGTCTGGTGCAGTTCAATGCCGAGAACGTGCCGATAATACAGCACCACCAATGCCCAGCAATCCATCGCACGGAATGTGCAACTCCTGTTGGCCCATGGCTTTCCAATAACAACTTTGATGAAGTCGGATTTATCCATGTCACTCACCGTGGCGGGATGTAAAACCTTCATGACTGCGGAGAGCTTCAGCGCGAGCGGTACATGCATCTTCAAAGTTTACGAACTTCCCAAGGTGCTTCTTGCAAAGTCTCGCAACCCATTTTCCGGTGTTTTTGTCAAAACAAACTCCTGTTACTCCTGATGTGTTTTTCGAGCTTTTCCGCCTGTTTCGCTGGTTAATGCTGTTGGTTGCCAGCCTGAGGTTTTCAATATTATTGTTCAGTCTTTCGCCATCAATATGGTCAACTTGATAGCCTGCAGGAATAGCTCCATGGTGCATCTCATAAATAATCCGATGTGCTAGATAGAATTTTTGGTGAAGAACAACCCTGACATAACCTTTACCGTCGCGATTTTTAACTTCATCGCCTGCTTTTTGTAGTGGTTTACTGAATTTGGCCACCTGAACAGAGGTGATATGCTCATCTCAGAACATTACAGGTGCCTCAATGAAAAAAAGAAATTTCAGCGCAGAGTTTAAACGCGAATCCGCTCAACTGGTCCTTGATCAGAACTACACCGTTACAGCTGCGGCCAGTGCTATGGATGTGGGTCTTTCTACCATGACTCGATGGGTAAAGCAGTTGCGGGATGAACGACAGGGTAAAATACCTAAAGCCTCCCCTATAACCCCGGAACAGATTGAAATACGTGAGCTGAAGAAAAAGCTACAACGTATTGAAATGGAAAATGAAATATTAAAAAAGGCTACCGCGCTCTTGATGTCAGACTCCCTGAACAGTTCTCGTTAATCGAGAAACTCAGGGCGCAGTATCCTGTGGTCACACTTTGCCACGTGTTCGGGGTTCATCGCAGCAGTTACAAATACTGGAAAAATAGCCCTGAAAAGCCAGACGGCAAGCGGGCTGTATTACGTAGTCAGGTTCTGGAGCTGCATAACATTAGCCATGGCTCTGCTGGCGCGAGAAGTATCGCCATTATGGCAACCCTGAGAGGCTTCAGAATGGGACGCTGGCTTGCCGGAAGGATCATGAAAGAACTGGGTCTGGTGAGTTGTCAGCAGCCGACCCACCGATATAAACGTAGTGGTCATGAACACATCTCTATCCCGAATCGCCTTGAGCGACAGTTCGCAGTGACAGAGCCTAATCAGGTGTGGTGCGGCGATGTGACGTATATCTGGACAGGCAGGCGATGGGCTTACCTCGCCGTTGTTCTCGATCTGTTCGCCAGGAAACCGGTAGGCTGGGCAATGTCATTCTCACCGGACAGCAAGCTAACCATCAAAGCGCTGGAAATGGCGTGGGAAACCCGAGGTAAACCAGCAGGAGTGATGTTCCACAGTGATCAGGGTAGCCACTACACAAGCAGGCAGTTCCGGCAGTTATTGTGGCGTTACCGGATCAGGCAAAGTATGAGCCGACGCGGAAACTGCTGGGATAACAGCCCGATGGAACGCTTCTTCAGAAGTCTGAAAAACGAGTGGGTGCCAGTGACAGGCTATATAAACTTTAGCGAAGCTGCTCATGCGATCACAGACTATATCGTCGGGTATTACAGCTCGCTCAGGCCGCATGACTATAACGGTGGGTTACCGCCAAACGAATCGGAAAACCGATACTGGAAAAAATCTAAAGCCGTGGCCAGTTTTAGTTGACCACTACATTTCAGGCCGTCTATGCCAAATGCAAAGCAAAATTCGAAGAGGTTACGCAATGACAGCTCTTTACCAGATCGCCAATGATTTCGCAAAGCTGACTGATTCAGGCATGGAGCCTGAAATGATAGCCGACACCCTTGATGGCATTGAGTGGGAGCTGGAAGCAAAGGTCGAGCAGATCCTTGCTGTCTGCAAAAACGAATCTGCTTATGCCGAGGCGCTGAAAGAAGAAAGCAAGCGTCTTGCAGAGCGCGCAAAAGCCGCAGAAAACCGTGTGTCGAGCATGAAAGATTATGTGGCCACCTCCCTCGAAACAGCAGGAAAGAAATCACTGAAGGCAGGCATTCATCAGGTAACGGTTCGCGCGCCTTCCAAGTCAGTAGAGATTACAGATGCCAGCGCACTTCCTCCTGAATTCGTCGAATACGAGACGAGCATCAAGCCAGACAAATTGGCTATCAAACACCAAATCGAAGCTGGCGTGGATGTACCTGGCGCGCAAATAAAACTCGGCAAACCTTCACTCATCATCAAGTAGGTGGAGCCATGAAACGCACACCATTTTACCGCAGGCCAGGGCGAACCGGGCAATTCTCCGGCCTCCGTGAGCGCGTTATCTGGATGATTCAGACGCGCGGTCGCCCAGTAACCGGCAGCGAAATTGCTGAGAAATTTGGCGTAACGCTCATCGAGTTTAACCGGGTCGCCAACGGCATTACCCGCGGCACCGGACAGATAGCGCAGATAGTTGAGTCGGAAAAATGGCTCAACGGGGACGGCATCTGCGACCGGACTTTCGACCTGGTCACGAAGCCAAAAGTCGTAACACCGCAGGGCAAATCACGGCTGTTCACCCGGCGCGCAATACAGCAGTCGCAGGAAGGCAGACGGCAGGAGTGCATAGCGCGCGCCGCCCGCCGTCGCCGCCTGATTGCTCAGGGCCTCTACATCGACGAAATGGAGTCCATTCTATGACTCACGCTCACGACGACATAAGGGTTGGCACACTGCGCCTTCCCTTCATGGGTAACGGCTGGCTAATGCCATGGGGTGAAGTGGTCGCCAATCCATTAAAGGCGCAGCGGCTCGCTGAGGAATATCGGGAGAGACAGGAGGCAGCATGACAGCGAAATACTCACTTCTGTATGTCGATCCGCCCTGGTCTTACGGCAATACCATCAGTAACGGGGCCGCCGCCGACCACTACTCCACCATGAAGCTCATCGACATAAAGCGCCTCCCTGTGTGGGAACTAGCTGCGGAAAACTCGGTGCTGGCGATGTGGTACACCGGCACGCATAACCAGGAGGCAATCGAACTGGCCGAGGCTTGGGGTTTTACCGTTCGCACGATGAAAGGGTTTACTTGGGTGAAGCTGAATCAGAACGCGGAACTGCGCATCAACAAGGCGCTGGCCGAGGGTGAAGTCACCGACTTTTACGACTTCCTCGATTTGCTTAACGCCGAGACGCGCATGAACGGCGGCAACCACACCCGTGCAAATACCGAAGACCTCTTGATTGCCACCCGCGGCGCTGGGCTGGAACGTAAGCACGCCGGGATTAAGCAGGTGGTCTACAGCCCGCTCGGCGCGCATAGCGAAAAGCCGTGGGAAGTGCGCCACCGGCTGGAGCTGCTTTACGGTGATGTGCCGCGCATTGAGCTGTTTAGCCGCTGCGCGGCGCCGGGCTGGCACCACTGGGGAAATCAGTGCGCCACCGCCGCGGTTGAATTGCTACCCGGCTGCGCCATCGACGTTGTGAAAACGGAGGCCGCATGACGCCAGAAACAGACAACGCAATTCGCGCCGCCTGCCGCCGCTGCACCGAAGAAATCCAGCAGGCCATGCGCAAGAAGCCAAAGCCTAACCGGAACGAAACGGTGCCTCCCATCATAAACAAGCACCACAAGAAAATTGAAGCTCTGGGAGTTAGCCTCCTGGAGTTCGTCGTATACACAGGTCGGCTTAATCGCCGCTTCGGAGTTGATTCATGAGCGATTCGATAGCAAACGGCGCGAAATTAACGCCGGAAACATTCGCAGATTTCATTGAACGTTTGACATATCACCATCGGGGGGAGGGTGTTAATCGTCACGCCACCGCCGATCCGATTTTCATGGTCCAGAAGCAGGCAACCATTTATGGCCTGACGGAGGAGTTCGGAGAATCGAAGATAGTCCATGTCGAAGACTGCGAATGGGATAGCCCGCAAGAATATTGGGACGATCTTGATGAACAGCAGCAGGAAGAGTTAAACGCCTTCTGCATTGACCAATGCGACACAGCCTTTACGGATCTCGATGAAGACGCTCAGTGGGAAGTACTGGCGGACCTTGACGGACACACTGTCTGCGGTACACGTAAAGAGTGGCAGAACATCAACGCTCATTTTACCCGTGAAGCAGCGGAGGCTTTCATTCGCCGCAAACAGCATGATTATCCTCCTCTGCGGGTCTACGTCGAGAGCATGTACTTCGGCTGGGAGTATCAGGAAATCATCCGTGCTCTATGCGACGGAAGGCTGGTGCTAACTGAAAAAAATGGCGGTGCAGCATGAAGGCACTAATAACCAGGTCGCTAAAGCGGCCTTTTTTATTGCTGGCGTTCACATTCAACACAATTAACCGACAGTTCCGGGAGTATTGACCATGGCCGATATCATCGATACAGCAGCAGAGATTGAAGAGCTTCAGCGTAACGCTGCCCTTTCCGCTCACCGGCTCAACCGCAACGCCGTATCAGCAGAGCATTGCGCGGAATGCGGCGAGGATATCCCAGCGCCGCGGCGCGCTGCCGTGCCAGGCTGCCAGACGTGCGCCAGTTGCCAGGCTGATTTGGAACTTATCCGTAAGCAAAGGGGCTTCTGATGGATTACACCAAACTCAGTGATGGTCAAATCAGCGTGCTTATCGCAAACCTTCTTAAGCCGAAATATGAAGCAGAAATCAGTCCTCATCACTCAGGAGGTGCTCAGCTTAGCCGGGATTGGTGTGGAACCAAAGCAACCACTGGCTTCTTCCCTTTGCACAAAGCGGAAGAGCTTTTCCCGGTAATGAAGAAACATCGGATCAGGCTCGTTCCATCAGGCAAGACTGTATGGATGGCATCACACGAATTAGGCGTCACCGCCACTCACCGTAATCCACTTCGCGCCGTGGCAATCGTCTACCTACTTTTGCAGGAGTCAGCCAATGTTCCAGCTAATTCAACGGGGTCAGATTTACGCTGACCAGCACAGTTGGCCCGTCATCATCCATAGCTGCACTTCTCAGATAGTCCGCTACTGGCGACAGGGCCGGATTAACACCGCTTCAATCGACCGATTCAACAATGACTTTGAGCACCTCGATCACCGCGAGGCGGCTCAGATACGCGCCGAGCTTGAGACGAGCGAGCACATTAAATCGCTGCGCGCCCAGCGTGCGGCATGAGGAGGTTAACTGATCATCCCGAAATGCTTCATCGCTTGCTCTATATAGGTGACGAACTTATCAGGGCATTCATACACCCTTGAGTCAGGAGAAATGCGGTTCGGTGCCTGTTTCATCTGGAACCCATGCAGATGCTTAACATGTGCGATATGGCATGTTTTTACGCTTACACCATTATGAGCTTTGACGTATTCCTGGATCTGCTTATAGGTAGCCATGCACCTCTCCTTTTCAATACGACTCAATATACCTGACGACTAACGCAACTGATAGCCAGTTATGAGCTGGCTATTGGGTGCGAAAGCACTGCTCCGTTATCCCCCATTTTGCCCGGCCCTGCGCCGGGTTCTTTTTGCCTGGAGAAACCCATGAGCGAAATGACCTTAATCGTGCCCAACGACTGGGTAACCGAAGAAAAGCTCGTCGAGATTACCGGCCTTCGCCCGGGCACTATCGAGCGGGCCCGCAAAAAATGCTGGATGGTAGGACGGGAATACCTTCACGTCTCACCGGACGGAGTGCCGAAGAAAAACAGCGAATGCATGTACAACCGTAAGGCTGTCGACCAGTGGGTTGAGAGCATGTCAAAGAAACAGCCGGGTGCGCGCCAATGAAGATCCGTTTATGCTTAGCGGGCTCTTGGACGTCAGGAGGGAATAATGGCTAAGTCAGCATACCCAACAGGCGTGGAAAACCATGGCGGTACGCTCCGCATATGGTTCATCTATAAAGGCAGCCGGGTGCGTGAAAGCCTCGGAGTGCCGGATACACCAAAAAACAGAAAGGTCGCTGGCGAGCTGCGCGCGTCGGTGTGCTTTTCGATTAAGACCGGCAACTTCAACTATGCAGCGCAATTCCCAGACTCGCCTAACCTGAAAAGGTTTGGGGTGGAGAGCAAGGAAATCACCGTGCTGGAGCTGGCAAATAAATGGCTTGAACTGAAACGCATGGAGATCAGCACCAACGCGATGGCACGTTATTCATCTATAGCGCGCAATATGGTACCAAGGATCGGCGGTGACAGGCTGGTATCTGCAGTAACACAGGAAGACCTGCTGTTTATCAGAAAGGAATTGCTGACCGGTTATCACACCCTGAAGGCAGGACAGAAAACGCCGGTTAAGGGCCGCTCAGTCAGAACGGTCAACAACTACATGAAGACCATGGGCGGGATGTTTAAGTTTGCCGCTGATAGCGGTTATGTACGGGTGAATCCGTTCACCGGGATCGCCATGCTTAAGCGGTCACGATGCGAGCCTGACCCGCTGACGCGCGATGAGTTTGTCAGGTTGATTAACGCCTGCGCCCACCAGCAACTGAAAAACATGTGGTCTATTGCCGTCTACACCGGCGTGCGCCACGGAGAACTTGTGTCGCTGGCCTGGGAAGATATCGACCTGAAAGCGGGTACGATGATGATCCGCCGGAACCACACGTTAACGAAGGAGTTCACCCTTCCGAAAACAGAGGCCGGGACGGACCGTATCATCAACCTCATTCAGCCAGCGATCGACGTGCTGAAGAGCCAGGCCGAGTTAACACGCCTGGGTAAGCAGTATCAGGTTGAGGTGAAACTGCGCGAGTATGGCCGTACCGATGTGCATCCATGCACGTTTGTGTTCAACCCGCAGATCGCATCACGTAATGGCCGTGCCGGGCATCATTATGCAGTGGGGTCGATTAACCAGTCGTGGGAAGCGGCAATGCGACGCGCCGGGATTCGCTATCGCAGAGCATACCAGTCCCGGCACACGTATGCATGCTGGTCGTTAGCTGCCGGTGCCAACCCGAACTTCATCGCGAAGCAAATGGGCCACACCGACGCGCAAATGGTTTACCGGGTGTACGGATCCTGGATGGCTGAAAATAACCAGGACCAGGTACTCATCCTCAACCAGAAATTGAGTGAGTTTGCCCCATCCATGCCCCACGCCGTGGGATCGGATGGTTATTAA